AGCAGCTGAGCGTATTGCGCCCGCTCCTGCTGAACCTGGGCGACCTCGCTCTGGAACGATCGACGTTCGTGAGCTAGGGCTTCAGTCTTTCGGGTGTAATCGGCATGCCGAGAATAGCCGGCCTTCAACTCGCTTTCGGGAACCTGGAGTTCTTTGCCGTCAACTTTGACGGTGAAAACCCGTTCGCCTTGCTCGTCGTCGTCAGCTTCATCCTGGGCTGTGTCGTCGGAGGTCTCGGCCTCTTCCGCTTCAGGTTCAGAACCCTCTGCGGCCGTCTCTTGGGCCTCGTCTCCGGCGGCTGCTTCCTGGGCCTCTTCAGCCTCGTTTGCAGCCGACTGCGCTTCAACATTGACCGGGCGTTTTTGCTTCTCGGGTTCCCCCGACAAAAGACGCTCAATCGCCGCTGCGGCGCCTGCGACAGTGTCGGCCCCATCACCTGGGGTTGTCGACGCCGTCGTAATCGAATTTTCCATGCGGAATTTCCCATAAAAAAAGCCGCCCGGAGGCGGCTTCATCGCGTTGGCTTAATTCACGGCTGCTATTCGTCAGCAGATCCCGCGATCGAGCGGAGCTTCACGCGTCTCTCCGCTTGAGCCTTGGAGAGCTTCATGCTCTCGATTAGGGAGTTCAGTCGTTCCTTGAACATGCGGGCGCCGCGAACGCGGTTGTATGCGTCCTCGCGCTCCTCGGCGGTCTTAAAGAGACCAGCCGCCCACATCTCCACGATGCCCTCGTCCAGCTCCGTCATAGCCTTTCGGAAGGCCTCAGATGACAGGATGTATTCGGCCTCGTTGCCAAGCCTAGAGATGTCGTCAGCCATCAAGCGTTACCCATCGGCTGCTGCATGCCCTGCGGCGCCTGCGGCTGCTGCGGAGTGGAGCCGCCCTGCATCGCCTGGCTCGCCTGGATGCCGATCTGCGCCAGGATCTGCGCCGACGCCTGCTTCTCATTGGCGATCAAGACATCAGCCAGCTGCTGGATGTCTTGGCGCGGACGCTGCGTCATGGCGATGATCTGCTGCCAGTCGACCTGAATGCCGTATTTGCCGGCCATGTCGGCGGCTTTCAGGAGGATGTCGGCCTCCATCTGGTCGCGCTTATAATCTTCTTCCAGTTGCAGCTTGGCGCGATCGATCGCTTGCGCCTCCAGCTTGGCGAAGGTGTCAGCCTGGGCCTTCGCCAATTCAACCTTGGCGAGAAGGACGTTCGGGTCGACCTGGCTCTGTTGCTGTTGCTGCTCCATCTGGGCAAGCATTGCGTCTGTATTCGCATCCAGAGGCGTGAAGAAGGCCTCCGGGTTCTTGAAGCCCATCTTGCGAACCATCTGCGCGTAAGTGTGCGCAAGCTGAGACGGTTTTACCAGAGGATTGCCGGCGCCCAAAGCCTGAAGCATCTGCTCCTGCTTTTGAGCAATCTGAGCCAAGAAAGCCATCTGCTGCGCGTCGTCGCCCCGGCCCAACGCCACAGCGACCGTGCAGTCCATGTTCTCATCCCAGATCGTCGGGTCGACCGGCTGCCACTCGCCGCGCAGGCGGATGAGGAGCGGCTTGTCCTGATGCCGACAGATGAGCTTGAGAAGGCCAGAGAACAGCTGTTTCATGCCCGTCTCAGCAAAGGTGCGGGCGATGATTTCAATGCGCTCCTGGGCCGCGCTGATCTGCGCGGTGACCGCTGCGCGGGTTGTCGACTGCAGGAGATCCGCGTCAAGACCCTGGCTCGCCGGCGTGACGCCCGTGCGCTGAGCTTTAATCTCGTCGAGATATTCAAGGATGGGCATCGCCGACTGCCCGACGAACGGGGTCGACAGATCCTGCACCATGCCGGGGGCGCGCATGCGGACGATGGCGCCGACCTCTTTGTTGAGGACGTCGTCGAGATTGCATTGGCCCTCGACAACCGCCGTGCGCGGGAAGATCGACTGAGCCAGGCTGTCAAGGGTCGCGCGCAGGACGTGCGACTTGATGCGCTGGAGATCCGCCGTCACGTCGGCGATCGAATGTCCAAACACCGCATGGGGCTCGGGATCGGGGCAGAACAGCGCAAACGGCGCGTGGTCGACGACCTCGTCCTTGAGGATGTAGCAGCCCGTGCCGATCGCGTGGATGCAGCGCAGCTCCGCGACGCCGTCTCCGTCCTTATCGACCCGCATGTAGATCTTCATATACTTGACGCGAAGCATAGAAGGATCCGGCGGATACTCAGGCCAGGCGAAGCCGGGATTGCGCTCGACCTCCTCATAATTCCAATACCAGGTCTGATCCTGGCCGGGGGCGCCATGCTCGCGGATCTCGTCCTCGTCAAATCCCATCTGGATCAGCTCGGAGACTGTCAGCATGTCGCGATAGGCGATCAAATCGTAGAACTTGTCGGTGTCTCGCGCGCGGCGATCGATGACGAAGCTCTCCGGCGGCAGAGCGCGGACGCGATACTTGCGCTGCCGATCGACCGTGCGAACCTGGCAGCGATAGGTCTGCGGGTTTCCAGGGATAGCCTGTTCAGGCTCTACAGCAAGGAACTCAGCATCCGGGTGCTGCTGCTGGAACATCAGTATTTCCTGCTCCAACAGGCCTGAGAATTTTTTCTCAATCACCCGATCATCAGCTTCAGCCCACCAGGTGATGACGCCGAGCTTCTTCAGCAGCGCGTCCTTAAAGGCGGACATGATGACTTGGTAGCCAGGGTTCATGTCCTGGAAGATAAAATTCACCGCATCCGAGGCTTGCTCGGCGAGAGGGATGTCCTCTCCTGTGCGGGGCATATACTCCACCAGGCGCTCGCCAGAGGTGAAAATGCGCATCAGGCTCGGCAGGATGCTCTGGATCGTGTCGCGAACCTCGGAGAGGACGATCTGAGATCTGCCCTCCTCCTCGTCGCCAAACGGCGCGGCGCGATAATACTCAGCCGCCTTAATCCGCTCCGGCGAGATCACCGTGTCGACATAGGTTTCCGCCTGCTCATACGCCTTGAAGACGCGAGACTGGAACTCAACCTCGTCGAGAGGCTTGAACTCTGTGCGGGTCGGCGTCGGAGCCGAAATATCCGAAAAGCCCGGCTCGTCGCTGGTGTAGCCATAGGAGGTGTTCTCACCCTCCTCGCTCTCGCCCTGCATCGTATTACGGACGCCGTCGACATACCTCTGGCGCGACTTGCCAATCTCACCGTCAGCGTCATCCAGAGCGCGGTTTGACCCAGCAGTCATGGAGCGTGAGGTGTTCGTTGGCGCGTCGATCGGCGCCTTGTTTCGTCTACGACGAGCCATTCAGATTATTTCCAGCGACCGTGGCCGTTAGGGACATGACCGCCGCAGCCGCGCGACATCGCCGTGTCTTTGCCCTCACGGGCGCCATCGTTGCCGCGCTCTTTGTTCTGCGGGCCGCGATCGTAGTCCAACCCCTTCGCGCGCGTTCCCTGGTCTACAGGATCGCCTGACTTGTTGGTCTGCGCGGAGCCAGTTTTGATGCCGTCGTCGTCTCTAGCCATTATCCACCTCAACATACTGAGACCCGGCGAAGCAGAGGCTTGCCAGGTAGCCATTTCATTGCACGACCGCCAACCATCGCGCCCTGCCCTGCAAAGGTCAGACACAGACTGTCAGCCAAATCGGGAGAGCGCATGCCGCGCTTCTTCAAATCAGATTTCGCCTCGACCTTGATGCGGCCATTGCTCGCGAACGAGTAGGTCGGCGCAATCAATTCCGCGCGAAGATCATCATCCTTCGGCAGTCGAACGGCGCGGCTTTCCAGCCAATCTTTCGCGGCGAGCCAAAGCTCGTCTCTCAGTTTGAACGCCTGCTGATTGAGCGCATTGCTCTCGGAGACGTTGACATCGCGCACGTTAAAACCAAGTTCGCGAAGACGATCGGCGACGCCACCGCCAAGGCCAATGCTGTCCACGCAAATCTCAGCGGGTTTGTCCATATTCGCTTCATGGACGATACGACCCACCGTTCCCATCAGGTCTTCACCAGACCAATGGCGCATCTCGATGACGACGTTGCCGCGACGTTTGCAAATTACCGATCTGTCCGACCCGTAACGCGCGATGTCGCAGCCAAAGATGAGATCCGCATTCGGATCAAGCGCAACGTCTCGCGACATAGCGCTGTCCACAAGATCAGCTGCAATGAGGCTATCATCGTCGCGTAGAGCAAATTCGCCGAGAACGCGAACACGAAACGCATTGCTGCCCTCGCCATACGTTTCTTTGATCTGATTGACGAAGTCGTTCGACACAAGAGGGTTGTCGAGACAGCTGACGTGCAGCGTCTTCCAATCACCCTTTAGTTGATGATGCGTTCGAAAGAACAGGCCAGTATTACGCGTTGGGTTTCCGATAAGGATTGTGGTCGCTGCGTGTCCCGACATGGAGCCAGCAGCACTCTCGAAAACGCCTTCAGGTATCGCCGACGCCTCGTCAGCGATAAGCAAAACGTGCTCCGAGTGAATGCCTGCAAGCGCCTCAGGACGTTCTGCAGAACTCGTGCGCGCAGAGATAAAGCTGCTCTCGGGCGCGCCTTTCTGAACGATACGGTCAGAAAATATCTCAATGTTGTCTCGCAGCGACGACGGGAGCTTGTTCGCCCAGTGTTTCAATTCCGAGAACAGCGCATCAAACAGCTGACCAGCTGTCGGCGCCGTAACGACCGCCTTTTGCGGCATCCTCGTGCATAAATGCCAAAGCAAAATCCACGAACAGCACGTCGACTTTCCGACACCGTGTCCTGCGCGCACCGAAATGCGCCGAGTTCCCTTCGCCACCGCGTCCATCAGCTCGCACTGCCAGGGCAGCGGGTCCGCCTCAAGCACGACTTTCACGAATGCGACCGGGTTGTCCCGATATGTCTCAATAAAGGCCGCATAGGCCGCGGCGATGTCAGCTGTCATGCGTAGAGGCTTGCTTCCAAGATTGGCTGAGCGGCAGAAATCGTGCTATTCTCGCTGTCAGGAGACCGCAAATGCTTACATCTGCGCTTGATTTCATCATCTTCTTCGCCAGCAACGCCCTATTTTTTGGCCTTATTTTCTGGCTTTCCCCCAACCTTCGGCCAGAGAATTGGCTTTATCGCCCGACCAGCGCCAAAGGTGAGGGCGAGACCGAGTAAATCGGAAAGCGCGCCTTTGTAGTCGCCATTATAAAGCTCTTGAGCAACGCCAGGCTCGGCGCCGCCCTTAAAATCCGGCAGCGCACCAAAAACCTTTGCCGTCGATGAGCCAGGCGCATGCTGGACTAGAAACTTATACGCATCCATCTCAGCCGTGACGTCACGCTGCGGAAGCTGCGGCTCCCCGCTATTCAGCTGGCCCTGCACAAAGGCGTGTGCATCATCGCCAGGCTGGCCGGGGGCCGACACCTCAATATCCGGCAATGCCTGCGGAGATGAGCCAAGCAGCCCAGCAAATACGCCAGATGCAACCGGGGCCGGCTGCGGATCCTCATCCACATCGCCCAATAAACCAAAAGGGCGACGCGCCTGCATCATTAGCCCTTCTTCGCAGGCTTGGCGGGAGCTTCCGCAGGCTCGGCAACCTTCGCAGCAGCCTTCGGGCTCATCGAAGCCACAAGCGCCTCCAGAGCAACCAAACGGTCATGCAGCTTAAGCAGCTGGTCATGCGTATGCACAGCGCTAACGTAATCGCGTTCCATGTGTAGCCCTTTGATATAAGTCATCCGGCTTTAGACACAGAAAGGCCTAATTGCAGGAAAAATGTATGCCCAGCCACGGAGGGGGCATCCATGAGACAGTTTATCGCCATCGGCGTCGCCGCCCTGGCCCTGCAAGCCTGCGCCAGCAAACAAGCCACAAACGACATCATCGCCGCCTGCGCAGATCAGTCAGGCAAAATCACCGCTGACTGCGCCAAACGCCACCCAAGCTTCTCAAAGCTGTCTCAAGCCGATCAGCGCTCAGTCGCATACAAAAGCATGCTCGACGAGCAACTCAGAGCCGGCAAAATCACCCAGGCGCAAGCCGACTTCATGTTCGTCGAATACTCAACCAAAGCAAAGAACGAACAAACCGCCGCTCATATCGCTAGAGCGAGAGCTATGGACGATGGGCTCGGCGACGCAGGAACCGCCCTGCTGATCGCAGGAGCCGCTCAGAGCGCCAGGCCACAGCCTACAAACACCAGCTGCAACGCTTTTATGAATACGATCAACTGCACGAGCTACTAGCCCGACAATCTAACGGAGCCGTTACGCTGCGAGTACGATTACAAGTTTCTTGGATAAAACACCGGGGAAACGGGTATTTTCGTCCAAATTTTTTGTAATTTTTGTTGGTGGATTTTTCTGGAGAGCAATAGGGAGGGTGCTGTAGCAGCCGCCCCTGCGGTTCCTATGGCCCCCAGGGGGGGCTCGACGGCCCCTCGACCGCCTGGTGCGCGGTCATATGTAAGGACACATTGCGTGCTATGTGTTTGATTTGTCTATCTTCTCAACGGTCTTGAGAACCGTTGGAGTAACATCAATCGCGTTGCGTCCTCGTTGTGAGAGCTGCATCAGCTGCTCTGCCTGGATCACTGCGACGTTGATGTTTTGATTGATGTCTACCTGTTGCTTCACACCGTATCGCCGATACAACAACGAGCCTATCACCTTCCAGCGCGCATCAATGCGAACTCTGGCTCGGTTGGGATCTTCGTCGGTGTCAGCGATCTCGATCAGCTGGTCAGCCCACAGCTCGGCGCGCTCTTCCTGCGCGCGAGCGACGGCTTCACGGAAGTCCTCGTTCTGCCTCATCCATCTCGCCAGCGTCGTCGTGTTCGGCACGATGCCCTGCTCGACGAGCTTGGAGACGTGACCGCCTCCCGAGATGTGATCGACGATTTCTTTCGCGCGCTCCTGTGTGAACGTCGAAGGCCTGCCCATCTTGGCTTTCGGCCTCTGAGCTTCCGCCTCATACGCAACCGACACAGACTGCCCTCCAGAACGAGAAAAGCCCGCCTGGTTCGGGCGAGCTTCTACTGATTTGCACATTCGGCCACTACTCCTGACCAGCGTCAAGATTTCTTTTCCGTCTTCCCACAGCGACCATGCCCTCGCACTCGATGAGCGCGTCGAGCGCCTCGATGAGCCGACCGATCACGAACCCCTGACCGCGCGACCCCGCGACGACATGCGCGCCGAGCCACCGATCGGCTGTTTCTGCGATACCTCTCCCCTCACCGCAAATTTGGCTCAGGATCGCGAAACCAACCTTCCCGCAACCAGGGTAGCGAGCCACTCGATTAAGCCACTCTATCGACTCCGCAGCCCCGTCTGTGATCGTTCCCAAAACAGGTCCACCACCATCGACGCGTATCGCCGACAAATCGATCGACTTCGACGCTCCGATAGCCGCTCGTTCCCATCTGCGCCGGAACATCTCTCCGGCCAGCAGCTGGGCGCCGTCGATGCGTTTGTTGGCGTGCAGGATGTGGAGAGGATGCTCGCGGATGTTTCGAGCGACGCGAAGCTTCGCGCCCTTCTCGTAGGGATCATCCACCTCAATCTCGCGGATGACCGCCTGCCGATGCGCTGGCTCCTGCAGCGTTACACGCCGAGGCTCCTGGAGCTTCACGCGTCTCGGCTTGCTGACGCTTTCAGGCGCCGTCGTCGTCTGCTTCGTCTTCGACACTGGATGCTCTCGGGCGTTGAACCGTCCGAGCGCTGTGATGCGGCCCGATGATCACCACCGCGTGATCACACCCACGTCAAGGGCTGCCACACCTCGGCTCAAAAACCCTGCCTCACCTCACCCAATTCAGACCCCCGCCCAACCTCACCAGCACGCTGCCCCACCAGGTTATATCCCTACGGGATATATAACCGTGGTTAGGCACGCTGCGTGCCACACCGCCACACTAGGCAAAAAAGCGAGGTGTGGCAGTGTGGCAACAAGGTTAAGTTCTAGGATTAAAATGATCGATTGAGCGGCCGACGACGACGTGTTTTCGCGCCATCCTTTTTGCGTCACGACGCTCTTCGATCGCCAGCAGACCGTCCTTGATCCAGCCGTCAAGCAGCTTCTTCACCTTGGCTCGCGCGGCCTTCTCAGCGACGTCGAGGCCCAGCGCCGCTGCGATGGCGTTTCCGGCCCACAAGTTCGATTGCGGGTTCTCTCGCCACTCGCCGTCGTTGATGCGTCTCTGGACCTCGCGCAGCTGATCGGTCGTCACCTGGTCGTCTGAGGCTGTCGGTTTCCAGATTGTCACGACGCCGACGTGATCCTGGTCAAAACCCGGCCGGAAATTGCCGAGCCCAACGCTCACGAGCTGGCGCCATTCCATCTCGTCCGTCGAGACGGACATGCTGCTCTTGCCATAGGTCACGTTGAAATAGCGCCGGCGCTCCATAAGTGGGACGCCCAGGACGTCGGCCTGCTCCTCTGACATCGGGTTCAACGTCCTGACCGATCGAGCCGCGCTGATCAGAGACGAGGCGCCGCGGGCGGCGTCGACCCCGGCAGGCTCGCCATTGCCCTTGCGGGTGTGATGGACGAGGTCGATCGCGCAGCCGGTCTCGTTGGCGATGTTGCCCCACATCGCGACGACGACGTCGATGGCGTTGTTGTCGTTTTCCGA